CACAAGAAGAAGATAATAAATAACACTGAGACTCTTTTCGTGCGGTCTCTACGAAAGTCGGAACACCCTATAAAGTGGTTGGGTTTTTACCCTTCCACTTTTTTTGCTTTCTGTTATAATTAGTATTGGATGCCTTAGGGGTCCACAAAACACAAACTCGCTTTAAAGGAGCTACAATCATGGGTAACCTTAACACCTACAAGTATGGTGCGTCTGATCTTCCTGCACTCATGGAACGTATAAATAAACATAGTATTGGTATGGAACAATACTTTGATAAACTGTTTACTCTTCAAGAAACACAATCAAATTATCCTCCATACAATTTAATTCAAGTCAGTAGCACAGAGTCGCTCCTTGAGTTAGCACTAGCAGGATTTAAAAAAGAAGATGTCAAAGTCTACACACAAGACGGAAAACTCTTTGTCGAAGGAAATCAACAAGAAGACAAAGAGTCAAGCCAAAACTACGTCCATAGAGGACTGGCTCAACGATCTTTCACCAGAACTTGGAGCCTCTCAGATGAAACGGAAGTTAGATCAGTTGAATTTGAGAATGGGTTGTTAACTATTGTTCTTGGTAGAATTATACCAGATCATCATCAAAAGAAAGTTTGGTTTTAAATTATAAATACAACTGAATATCGTCGCTGCTGGGAGACCTCTGGCAAAATCCAGAGGATCTCCCCATTTTTTTTAGGAGTTATTATGGAAAATTTAAAAGTATTGATCATTGATGGACTCACCATCCTTGCACAAATTGATGAAGTTTCAGGTGAACTAGGATCTCCTGATTGTAAACTAACTGAACCCATGGTCTTAGGTGAGCAGGATACAATGTCACCCTGGTTAGTTGGTGTGACATCACAGAATACCTTTATGGTTCATTCAGATAAGATCTTGACTATTGTGGATCCTAATAGTAAACTGAAAGAGAGGTATGAGAGTCTGGTGAAGGGATGAGGTTTTATACTAACATCCAAATGGTTGGTAACAACTTTTTGGTTCGTGAATATGAGAATGGACAAAGAAGAATCTATAGAGAAGAATATCAACCAACTCTTTATGTCAAGTCAAAGAAAGAATCTAAATGGAAAACACTTGATGGTGATTGTGTAGAACCCATTCAACCAGGAACTATCAGGGATTGTAGAGAATTTTATAAAAAGTATGATGGTGTAGATGGATTTCCAATCTATGGAAATGAAAGATATCTGTACCAATATATTTCAGACAAATATTCAGAGGATGAGATTCAATTTGATATCTCAAAGATTTCTCTGGTAACTATGGACATTGAGGTTCAGGCAGAGAGGGGATTTCCTGATCCTGAATCTTGTTCTGAGGAGATGCTTACTATCTCTATTCAAGATTACACAACTAAAGAAATCACAACCTGGGGAAGAAAACCTTATACCCCTACACAAAAGAATGTGACCTATCACCACTATAGTGATGAGGTTGCAATGCTCAATGCATTCCTCTACTGGTGGACCCAGAACACCCCTGATGTGATTACAGGATGGAATGTAAGGTTGTATGATATTCCTTACCTGTGTGGCAGGATCAGCAGGATTATGGGCGAGAAGAAGATGAAACTTCTATCCCCTTGGGGTCTGGTGACTAGAGATGAAGCATGGATTTCTGGTAGAAAGTTCAATGTATTTGATGTTGCTGGACTTACTACATTAGATTACCTTGAACTTTATAAGAAGTTCACGTATAAAGCACAAGAGTCTTACAGACTAGATTATATTGCTCAAGTGGAACTGGGTCAGAAGAAACTAGATCACAGTGAGTTTGAAACCTTCAAAGATTTTTATAGAGGTAACTGGAAGAAGTTTGTAGACTACAACATTATTGACGTGGAACTTGTTGACCGTTTGGAAGACAAGATGAAACTGATTGAACTTGCCTTGACCATGGCATACACAGCAAAGGTTAACTATGTTGATGTGATGTATCAGGTAAGGATGTGGGATACAATAATTTATAATTATTTAAAGAAGAGGAACATTGTTATTCCTCCTAAAGATAGGACAGACAAGGATTCAAAGTTTGCTGGTGCTTATGTTAAAGAACCGAAACCAGGAAAGTATGATTGGGTGGTTAGTTTTGACCTTAACAGTCTGTATCCTCATCTTATTATGCAATATAATATTTCCCCAGAGACCCTTGTTGATGAAAAACATCCCAGCACAACAGTTGATAGAATACTTAAGGAAGAATTAACTTTTGAAATGTATAAAGACTATGCAGTTTGTGCTAATGGTGCAATGTATAGGAAAGATGTGAAAGGATTTCTTCCTGAGTTGATGGAAAAGATGTATGCAGAGAGGGTCATCTTTAAGAAAAGAATGCTCCAAGCAAAACAAGAGTATGAAAAGACTCCAACTAAAGCACTTGAGAAAGAGATTGCCAGGTGCAACAATATTCAAATGGCTAAGAAGATCTCTCTTAATAGTGCTTATGGCGCTATCGGTAATCAGTATTTTAGGTACTACAAACTTGCCAATGCAGAAGCTATTACACTCTCAGGACAAGTGTCCATCAGATGGATAGAAAATCATGTTAATGATTATCTAAATAATTTATTAAAAACTAAAAAAGTAGATTATGTCATTGCATCTGACACTGACTCAATCTATATTGATTTTGGACCTCTTGTTAATAAATTTTTTAGTAATATTATTGACAATAAGACTAAACTTGTGGAGGTCATTGACAAGATCTGCCAAGATAAACTGGAACCGTTTATTGAGAATTCTTATCAGAAACTTGCGACATATGTGAATGCATATGATCAAAAGATGCAGATGAAGCGTGAGAATATTGCTGATCGTGGAATTTGGACTGCTAAGAAAAGATACATTCTCAATGTTTGGGATAGTGAAGGTGTTAGGTATGAAGAACCTAAGTTAAAAATCATGGGCATTGAGGCAGTTAAATCATCAACTCCTGCACCTTGTAGGAAGATGATTAAGGATGCTCTCAACCTTATGATGGGTGGCACAGAGGAAGAAGTCATTGAGTTTATTGATGATGCTAGAGCAAAGTTTAAGAAAATGCCACCTGAGGATATTTCTTTTCCCAGAACTGTTAGTGATGTTAACAAGCATAAAAGTCATTCAACCATATATGCAAAAGGAACACCTATTCATGTGAGGGGTGCATTACTATATAATTATTATGTTAAAGAAAACAAACTAGACAATAAGTATTCTCTTATTAATAATGGAGAAAAGATTAAGTTTGTTTATCTAAAAAAGGAAAATCCAATCAGAGAGAATGTAATTTCTTTTATCTCTGACTTTCCTTTAGAACTTGGTATTGACAAGTACATTGACTATGACTTACAATTTCAGAAAGCATTTCTTGATCCTGTAAAGGTCATTCTTGATGCTATTGGTTGGAATGTAGAAAAAACTGTAAACCTTGAATTATTTTTTGGATAATGGATCTTCCTATTAATGATGAAGAACTCGCTATGATTGTTAATTCTATTAATCCTGATAGTGAACTTTTTGAAAAATTGAATATAATTATGGAGATTCGTCAGGATAATCCTGGTGGACCATACAAAAAGATTGCTCGTGAAAAATTTGGATTTGTTATTTAATGGATTTTTTAAAAGATATTGTAAAAGAGATTGGAGATGACTACACCAAACTCGCAAAAGATATTGATGACACTGAGTCATATGTGGACACAGGTTCGTACATCTTTAACGGACTTTGTTCAGGTAGTATATTTGGTGGCGTATCTGGGAATAAGATTACTGCCATTGCTGGGGAGTCTAGCACTGGAAAAACTTTCTTTAGCCTCGCTGTCGTTCAAAATTTCCTTAATGCTAACCCTGATGGGTATTGCCTCTATTTTGATACTGAGGCAGCAGTTAATAGACCTCTTTTGGAAAGTAGAGGAATACCTCTTGATCGTTTAGTGGTGGTTAATGTTGTAACCATTGAAGAGTTTAGAACCAAGGCACTGAAGGCAGTAGATCTTTACATGAAAGCACCTGAAGAAGATCGTAAACCTTGTATGTTTGTTCTAGATTCTCTTGGGATGCTCTCTACAGAGAAAGAAATTCGTGATGCTCTAGATGATAAACAAGTCAGAGACATGACTAAATCTCAACTTGTCAAGGGAGCATTTCGTATGCTCACACTCAAACTTGGTCAAGCAAACATTCCTATGATTGTTACCAATCACACCTATGATGTTATCGGTTCTTATGTCCCTACAAAAGAAATGGGAGGAGGCAGTGGCCTCAAGTATGCAGCGTCTACAATCATCTATCTCAGCAAGAAGAAAGAAAAAGATGGAACAGAAGTGGTCGGAAATCTTGTCAAGGCTAAGACTCACAAGTCGCGTTTAAGTAAGGAGAATAAAGATGTTACCATACGTCTCTATTACGATGAGCGTGGTCTTGATAGATATTATGGTCTTCTTGAGTTGGGTGAACTGGGAGGTCTCTGGAAAAATGTTGCAGGTCGTTATGAGATAGATGGTAAGAAAGTCTATGCCAAGGCAATCTACAAAGACCCAGAAGCATACTTCACACCAGAAGTGATGGAGAAACTTGATGCAATTGCAAAGGAGGAGTTTTCTTACGGTCTATGAATATATTAGATTACTGTCTTAAAATTGATAATGTAGTTCCAGATGAAATTTGTGATGAATATATTAGATTATTTGAAGAAAGTGATAACAAACAAAGATTAGATAGAGGAGGATATCCTAACTGGACTAATCTTTTTATTGGCACTTATCATAAGGTAGCAGAGAAAAAAATCATTAGTCTATCTCAAACCATTGTATTAAAATATCAAGAGTATTTGGGTGAGTATGGTAAACATTTTAATACAAACAACTTCATATTTGAAGGAGCTAATATTAAAAGATACATTGGAGGATCTACAGATAAGTATGATACACATGCTGATGTAGCAAGTCATGAAACATCTCTTAGATATCTTGCTTTACTATATTATTTGAATGATGATTTTGAAGGTGGTGAGACTGTATTCTATCCTGATGTAAGTATTAAACCAAAGAAGGGTTCTGTTCTTTTGTTCCCCCCTTATTGGATGTTTCCACACAGAGGTAATCCAGTGATAAAGGGTAAAAAGTATATTATGTCAACTTATTGTTTGTGGTCACCTGATGAACAAAATTGAATTCTTGGTTCTTAGAAACCTTTTACATAATGAAGAGTATCTTAGGAAAGTAATTCCTTTTATTAAATCAGATTATTTCCAAGACCATAATCAAAAGATTGTCTTTGAGGAGATTGTATCTTTTGTTTCTGAGTATAATGAAGTTCCCTCTAAAGAAGTCTTAAGTATTGAGATTGAAAAAAGGAAAGATATTAATGATACTTCTTATACTGAGATATCTAAAGTTATCAGTTATCTTGATGCTGAACCAGCAGAGAAGGAGTGGTTAGAAGACACAACTGAGAAGTGGTGTAAAGAACGTGCTATTTACTTGGCACTTATGGAATCAATTGCAATTGCTGATGGGCAAGATGAAAAGAAGCAACCTGATGCTATACCTTCTATTCTTTCTGAAGCTCTTGCTGTTAGTTTTGATAATCATGTAGGGCATGATTACCTACAGGACTACGCAGAAAGGTTCGAACTATATAACAGAAAAGAAGAAAGGACTACATTTGACCTTGAATTTCTCAACAAAATTACAAAGGGTGGCCTTCCAAACAAAACACTCAATATTGCTCTTGCTGGCACTGGTGTTGGTAAGTCTTTGTTTATGTGTCATGTCGCAAGCAGTGTGTTACTCCAAGGCAAGAATGTATTATACATCACGCTTGAAATGTCTGAAGAAAGAATTGCAGAAAGAATTGATGCTAATCTTTTGAATGTTAACATTCAGGATATTGCTGATCTTCCAAAACAAATGTTTGAAAATAAGGTAACAAATCTTGCAGAAAAAACTCAAGGCACTCTTATAATTAAAGAATATCCAACTGCAAGTGCCCATAGTGGTCACTTTGCATCTCTTCTCAATGAACTTGCACTTAAGAAATCATTTAGACCTGATATTATTTTCATTGATTACCTTAATATATGTGCTTCCTCTAGGTATCGCGCAGGCAGTAATGTCAATTCATATACTGTTGTCAAGGCAATTGCTGAAGAACTTAGAGGATTGGCATGTGAGGCAAATGTCCCCATCATCTCTGCTACTCAAACCACTCGTTCTGGTTTTGGGAGCTCTGATGTTGAACTTACTGATACTTCTGAATCCTTTGGCCTCCCTGCTACTGCTGATCTTATGTTTGCCCTTATTAGCACTGAAGAGTTGGAGGGGTTAGGGCAGATTATGGTGAAGCAATTGAAGAACAGATATAATGATATCAACATGTTTAAGAGATTTGTTATTGGTGTTGATAGAGCAAAAATGAGACTGTATGATTGTGAGCAGTCTGCTCAAGAAGACATCCTTGACAATGGTAAGAATCAGGAGTATGATCCAGAAGAGAAACCTAAAAAAACATTTGAGGGATTTAAGTTTTGAATAACTATGTTGATTTTGTGAAGCAGACTACTAGTGATGCTAGTCTTGATTATGCAATCATGGCAACTAGAATTGCTGAACTTGAAGCAGGTGGAACTAATACTTCTCAATTATTGACTGCTGCTCTTGGACTATCTGCAGAAGCAGGTGAGTTTACAGAAGTGGTTAAAAAGATTGTCTTTCAAGGCAAACCTTATAATGAAGATAATGTATTTCACATGAAACGTGAGTTGGGAGACATTTGTTGGTATCTTGCTCAAGCATTTATGGCATTGGACACAAACTTTGATGAAATTCTTGATATGAATATTGAGAAACTGAGTGCAAGATATCCTGATGGTACATTTAATGCGTACTATTCTGAGAATCGTGTAGAAGGAGATGTATGATCAATCTTGAACTTGATATTCAAACTGCTGTAGCTCTTAGAGGTACACTATTTCGTGAGCAAAAAGAATATACCTTAGATATATCTTGTTGTCCTACAAGAATTATTGATATTCGTAATCTTATTATGTACATTGATACTAAAATTGAAGAACAACTTAATAAGTTAGAACAAGAAAAATTAAAACAAGAAGATGACACACTTGGTTATGAAACTGGAGGCAAATGATGCAAGAGTATGATCCACTTACACCCTCAGAGGTGAATGATGCAGCAAAAGAGTTCTTTCCACTCTTTGATATTGTCAATCGCAATATGCCAGAGAATTGTACTGTAGAAGATACAATCAAGATTATGGAGACTATTTGTAGTATGGCACAAAAACGTCGTAAGTTTGACACACCAGGTGTTGGTCCATTTGGATTTAACAAAAAACCTGAAGATATTCCAGAAACTGATACTACAACAAATATTTTTGAATATGGAACCTAAACCTACTGAATATCCTTCAGCATAAATAAAAAGAGATATGTAGTAAATGTAGAGATGTCCTCATCAATGCGTAACTTTATGGATGCATATACTGCAGTCCATAGTCAAGAAGCAAAAGAAGAATTAAATTCACAAAGAGATCTGATCAGTGAAATGAACACTGCAAGACTCAAAGATGATGATCTTCGTAACATTGCTGAAGAAGTTCTTGAAGTAGTTCTTGAAGAAGTATCTGTATCTGAAGCAGAGGACATTATCTCTAACTTAGTTCCTGAATCTTCTATTGTAGGAAGAAAAGAAAAATTACAAAGAATTCTTGAAGCATTTGGTGAGACATTTAGTAGAATCAAATTAAAGAATAAAGATCAAGCTCTTGAAGAGTTTGTAAAGTATAGGCAGCAAAGGAGACTTTCAGAAACTTGGTCCACAAGACATAACCAAGACAAGAGAGTTCAAAGATTACATAGCACAGTAGTTGCTGAAGACTCTGCTATAATTAAGAATGGTCTTCTCAAGATGTTCAATGAGAAGAAAAGTGATCCTTGCTGGGATTCCCACAAACAAGTTGGGATGAAGAAGAAAGGTGGTAAGATGGTTCCCAACTGTGTTCCCAAGAATGAAGAGTTTGCTGCTGAAGGCATTCGTGACATGGACCCTGAGAAGGGAACTAAGGAAAGAAAGGCCAAGCTTGAGAAAAAGCGTGGCATGAAGATGGATGACCATCCTCAATATAAGAAAGAAGAGTATGTTGCAGAGAAGAAGGGATCTAAACCTGACTACCTTGACTTTGATGGTGATGGTAACAAAGAAGAACCCATGAAGAAGGCTCTTAATGATAAGAAAAAGAAAGGTATGAAAGAGGAATTAGAAACTTCTGGTAAGTTTTCTGAAAATGAAATCTTAAAAATTATTGCATCACTTTGATTCATGGCAGATACTGCAAAATTTGAAGCAGCATCAATAGCATCTTACTACCAAGCAATTAACAATGGAGTATCAGCAAAACCTGGTGTATCTCCTGAGATGACTGATGCCATGGATAAAGAATACCCCTCTATGTCAAATGATTGGAGGGAAGGTATTCTTGCGGGCACTGAAGCATTGATGTCATACATTGATCACAGCAGTGGATCTAAAGATATAACATGGAAATACGCTCATTATGATGGAAGGACAAATTCTATTCCACCAACAAAGACAACTGATGTTTTAAATTATATTTGGGATAGTTTTGGCAAAGAACAAAAAAAAATTTTTGCAGGAAAGAAAGATTCTTGGGACACTGCAGATGTCTATATTGTAAAAGCAAATAAAGAAAGAGAAATTAAAACTACTATAAATGAACTTAAAGAACAATTTTCTGATTTAGATCCTGGAATTTTTGTTGGTACAGTGAATAGATATATGTCTTCTCTTCTAGAGGAAAAAATTTTAATTCCAATTTCTCTCAAGCAGAAGACAAAGAATGTAAATGTTAAGATTACTCCAACAAATATTTCTCTTGGACCAGATGGACTTGATGTTAAATCTGGTTCAATTGTAACTCCACTTAATACTAGATTTCAAATTTCATCTGGAAGAAGAGCAAATGATATGGACTTTGTTGGAAATTCTTTAAGATTTGAAATGGAATTTGAAGCAGGTGCTTACAAAAAAAGGTACACCTGGGAGACAAAAGTTGGAAGTAAATCTGCTGATGTTACTGAACCTAGAGACAAAGCAATAAACAATAAAGGAAAATACGTTACTGCTTCTGCAAGAAATGGTTCTATTCCTGGACCAGAAATGGCAAAATTGGTAAGGCAGTATACTAATGAGGATTTAAATTATAATATTCCTCTTAATAGTAAAGCATCTGATGCTCAAATTAAATACTGGCAAACTTATTTTAAAAGAGTTTTGTCTATGTCAAGTGGAAATGTTCCTGTAGATATTGTGGGTCCAGAAATTGATAGGAGATCTGTATCACCAGATGAGTTCATCAAAGCAATGATGATTATGGACTCTGGTGTTCCCTCTGGTAAGAACTTTGCTACAAAAATTAGAGCAAAATTAAGGCACCTTAGATATATTAAGATGTTCCTCATGGCAAATCAGCAGGGCAAACTTGGAGAGTTGGTTTCTCATGCATACTTTTTGTCTTCAAAGATGAATATTTCTCAATCAGACCTTGCTGGACCATTTGTCAAAGTTCAATAGGTGTGCTATAGTATTCCCATATAAGCGCATGACTATGATTGATCTCAGGATTGGTAACTGTATCAACCTTGCTCTTGAGTTGGAAGATGAGTCTATTGACTGTACTGTGACTTCTCCCCCATACAACAAGAGAGGTGTTGGTGGGGGTTTGTTTCGTAAAATTGAGTATCAAGACTTTGATGACACCCTTCCTGAAGATGAGTATCAAGAGCAGCAGATTGAGCTGTTAGATATTCTCTTTGATAAGACTAGGGCAGGTGGATCTCTGTTTTATAATCACAAAGTCAGGTATGATAAAGGTGGTGCTTCTTCACCCTGGCAATGGTTGACTAAAACCAAGTGGAATATCAGGGAAGAAATTATCTGGAATCGTGGTAGTGGACCTGAGATTTCTGGTTACAGATTCATTCAAACTGATGAGAGAATCTTCTGGTTATGTAAAGGTTCTAAACATCCTAGACTTCCAAGGCGTTCTGCTAATTGGACTAGTGTCTGGAAGTTTGGTCCTGAGATGAAGAATCCTCATCCTGCTCCATATCCTATCCAACTCCCTGCAAGGTGTCTTCAAGCAGTCATGGAAAAACCAGGTGTGGTGCTAGATCCTTACAGTGGTTCTGGTACTACTGGTCTGGTTGCAAGTCTTCTTGGGCATGATTATATTGGATTTGATCTGTCAAAAGAATATCATGATATGGCAAGAGAAAGGTTTGCTAATCCATCAAAGAATGATTTAAAAAAGTTCACTGATGAGACTGGTGTTGCTGCTACAAGTGATTCTGATGTATTCAGTCTGGCCAACTCATAAATATTGTATGAGGAAAAATCATACCTAATGAAATTATTCTTAAATTTCCTGACAGAAGCTAGGGTATCACAGGCATCAGAGACTGCTGCACGTCAACAGTTAACTGGTGATGGTCATGGTAATTGGTATGATAAGGATGGTAACAGAGTTGCTGTTACTAAAAAAGGGAGACTTGAAATGCTCTCCAAGAAAGAGAGATCTCAATCACCTGAAGCAGATGAAGAACCAAAACAAAATAAATCACAGCAGCAAGACTTGCAGCAAATGCCAGTGCAGCAAGGAGAATTTGGACAATTTGCAGATGGAAGTCCAAGGAGAATGCCAGTCCCTTCACGTGCAGATGGGACACCTAAAGAAGACCTTGGACCACTTACAGTTACATTTGGAAGATTTAACCCACCAACAATAGGACATAAGAAATTATTAGATGCTGCAAAAAAAGCAGCAGGTAAAGGATCATTAAAAGTTTATCCATCAAGGACTCAAGATAAGAAAAAGAATCCTTTTGATGCTGATGAAAAGGTTGATATGATGAAACAAATGTTCCCTGATCATTCAGAAAGCATTGTAAATGATCCCAATGCTAGAACCATATTTGACGTTTTGAAGCAGGCACATCAAGATGGATATTCAAGTGTTAAAATTGTGGTTGGTGGTGACAGGGTTAAAGAGTTTGGAAAACTCTCAGGAGATTATAATGGTCAACTCTATGATTTTTCTGGTATGGAGACTGTATCTGCTGGAGAAAGAGATCCCGACGCTGAGGGTGTTGAAGGGATGTCAGCATCCAAGATGAGAAAGGCAGCAGCAGAAGATGATTTTAAATCTTTTAGACAAGGCATTCCAAATAATATTGATGATAAGTCTGCTAAATTGATGATGAATAATCTTCGTAAGAAGATGAGTGTTAAAGAAGGATGGAGTCTTTGGGAAATTGCACCTAAATTTGATTGGAAAAATCTTAGAGAAAATTATGTCTCTGGTAGAGTTTTTAAAAAGAATCAATTAATTGAAAACCTTAATCATGGTTTAATTGGTAATATAATTAGAAGAGGAACAAATTATGTTATTGCTGTAACTGAAGATGATATTATGTTCAAGTCCTGGCTAAAAGATATTACAGAGGCAGTTGTAAATTATCCTGGTCCATCTGGTGTTCCAGCAAGTCAAAGAGAAGTTGGAACAAATTCTCATAGAGAATATGTTTCAAGAATGACAGGTGTAAACGATATTAGGAATTTCATAAATAAACATAAGAAAAAGAAGTAAATTACTAGACTTATGGACAATTCACCTGAGGAAATGAAGTCAAGAGTTAGATCTTTGGCTAAAGCAATCAGATATAAATCCAAAGAGACTGGTAATCTGATGAAAGCATTCAATGATTATATGGCACAGCACTCTGGTATTAGTGCTACTGAGAGAGCATCTGTCAAGTCATCATTGGGATTGTCTGAGAGTAAGTGGAGAACACAAAAATCAGATTGGAGAAATGAAATAAGTGAAACCACTGATTTATTTGAGGTAGAGGGTGAAGAAAATAGTAAAAAAATCAAAGAAAAGAAGATAAACAACAAAATTACTATCAACCCCACAATGGGTATGAAGGAAGCCATTGAAGAAATTGGTGGCACCATCATGGAAATGGAAGAGATTGAGGAGATGATGAGTCCTAAGGAACTCCAACTCCAAAAGAGAAAGACTATGATTGATATGCAAGTTGCTAGAGAAAGAAGAAAAGAAATTAGTAAAGCAGGATCTAAAGCACCTACTAAAGAAGTAGGAGAAGGTTATGCTCCTGGTGATGTAGATAAGAAAGTTGGTGCTTTGACTAATATAGACATCCCTAAGAGTGAACAGGATGCTGCTAAAGCACGTCTTCTTGCTAAGACAAAAGCAAAACGTGAAAAGATGAAGACAGGTGACAATATGGGTGAAGATGTTGAGACTGAGGGATATGAACCAATGACTCCTGAACGCAAAATGCGTGTTGATAAGGCAAAGAAAGGTGCATATGATAAAGATCAACGTGCCCAACATCAAGGCGATAACAAAGAAGCAGATAAGCAATTTAAACGTCGTATGGCCATGGACTTCAAAACTAAGATGAGAAAGGAAGAGACAGAAGATAGTCTCAGAGATAGAAGAATGGAGCGTGGTGGTGTTGATGGGAATAATAGATATGACAAACCCATAGGTAAACCAAATACATTTGGTAGGAAAAAACCTGATCCCAAAGCTTCAGAAAGAGCATTCAGTAAGGTCAAAAAT